GCCGTGCGGCTAAAGCCGCGCTTGCTGGTCGCTTTACTAAGCTTGTGACGTTTCATGGCTTTTACTCCTGGTTGGTGTCACTACCACAGTACACATCAAGTAACGGTACTGTGGGAAGAGGCCCAAATGGGCCTCGATAGGCTACGCGCTCGCCCCCTGCGACCCCGCAGGGGCCTCGCCAGACGGCGGAGCGTCGGGGGCTGCTGGTACCCTAGCGGCCTTAACCGCAGACGCAGCCTCGGGGCTGAGAAGCCCCATATCGGCCATCTTCTCACGGTTAGCCGGGTCGTTGACGAAGGCAAAGAACTCCGCCGGGTCGTTCCGGAACTCCTTCCGGATGTGCGCCGGCACCTCGAGAAACGCATCCTGCGCGGCGAGCACCTGGTTCATCGCCTCGTGAAGGTCCATCGAGGCGAAGTCGCCGTAGTCGCCCTGGCGCTTGGCCACATGGGTGACCAGGCCGGTACGCTGAAACTGCTTGACGATGAAATTGATGTCGCACTGCTCCTTCATGTATTGCTTGGTCCGCGACGGACCAAAGTCAGAGATAGAGACTTTCAGTTTCGGGCCGTAGGCTGTTACGAAATCCATCTTAGAACCTCACTTCCAGAGATATTTAACGTTGGCGGCAGTACTGCCTAGAGCAGCTGCTGAACTAGAGAACGGATTCAACCGTCCAAGATAACGAAGCACCTTCCCATAGGTCGTCTCGTCAATCCGGCCCTCCGTCCGAATACCTTTGAGATGCTCTTCCAGAGCCTCAATTTCTTTCCGCTCACGCTCGGTCACCACCTCGCGCCAGTCGCCCTCGATCGCCGTCGCCCGCTCCTCGGCGCGGCGCAGACTCGTCAACGCCTGGGTCGCGTTGAGCTCGGACATCCGCAGCGCGGAATTCGCATTGCGCTCCACAATCAGGGCCTCGATTTCACGGCCCTCCTTTTCGGCCAGCGGCGTCAACGCCCTGATACGCAAGGTCTCCGCATCGTTACGGTCCGTCTCCGATCGGATGCGATCGGTCTCCGCATGTTGCGTGTCCACGGCCGCACTGGTCCGCTCTGCTTCCGCATGAATCTGTTTCAACTCCTCGCGTCGATTGCGGGCAGCGAGCGCCGTGCTCACGGATTGGCCGATAGTGTTTTCGAGCTTGGGGGAACCCGGCGCAGACGCGTGACCAGCGCGCGCAACAGAAACCCCCGGAACTGAACCGCCAGGAAGAGGCGCAGAGGCCGTCGGGTTACCTGGATGCGCCACTGCGAGAATGGGATTAAGGCCAGCGGCAGATAAGTCAGCCATTTCTCGCTGGTGAACTGTACTAGCCATTCGCTCATTGAAGTTCCTCGCAATCGCACCCTGCTTATTCTCCCAACCGCGCACACGATTACCCTGAAGGTTCGACCACGTGCGGCCCTTTAACGCTTCCGCTCGATTAAATACGCGCTCGCGACGGGCTTCCTCCGACGCCCACTCTTGTTGCTCACGCATCATCTGTAACGACATGGCATTGGTCCGCTCGCCACCAGCGAAATCGAGCAGACCAGCGCCGATTGAGATCGCATCGTCCCAACCGAACGCCATGGCTAGAAGTGATCAATCAGACCAGGAACCCCGTACAGCGGCATCGGCCGCGCACAGCGCATCTGGAAATAGGAATCGAAAAGAAAATGCGGCTGTGACGGGACCGCAATCACGCGGTCCACCGGCGGGTTCTCCTGGATGAACGTCTCGTTCAAAGTCGGAAGCGCCGTGAACTCCTGGCTAAGATGCCAAGACTCCAGGCTGGCGGCGTCGTTCGAGCGGAACTTACCGGTAATGAGTGACGGCTTATAGCGGTATTCCGCATACCGCTCCTGATACCCGAACACCTGCTCGTCGGCCGTCGGATTCGCACTGCCCTGCGCGTAGATTTCTTTGTTCAGGATGGCCTGCTCTCCAATGTGCGCCAGCGACGGCCAGTAGAACTCCTCGCGCGTCTGCCGACTGAACATGCGGTTCAGGCCCTGCTGATAAGTAAGGTCGGCCCGCACGCAGACCATACCGATCAGGACGCAATGTTCAGTAAACGACTTCGTAAAGCCGTGACCGTTGGCCGACACCGTACCGATGCCCGACAGATTGCCCTGCGGCGTCGTCGCATCCGTGCTCGAAGTCTGCGCCACCGGATTAACATTGACGCTCGTGCTACCACCACCGAGATATTCGGGACGCTGAAGCCGCGCATCGGGGCTGGTCACGCCGAAATGCGCTTTGACGATTTCGATGTACCTGGTACCCCCTCGCGCGTCGCGCTCAAGCAACCGCTGAACCTGAAACGCCTGCCGCAGCTGGTTAATGGTCGCGGCCGTCGCCATCGACAGATCCGCCGTACCCGTCAAATTCGGGCTCAACCAGTTGAGAGGCGCAGCCGTACCCGAACTGTTCGTCACGTTCAGAATGACCTGCGTACCGCTGCCGTTGTGTCTCAACGACCCAGTCTGCCCGGTGTTGGTATTCGTGAAGGACGGATTGCCGTTACCCGTGATCGTGAGGGGCGCCGTCGTCCCGAGCGGAAGCGTGACCGCATCGCCCTTCTGAGGCCAGGGCAGGGCCGAAGTGAAATAGTCGTGACGCTTACCGCGCCTCAACAGCACGTAGTCCGCCGGATCATCCGGGCCGTCGTCCGTGTCCACGTGAACCGAGTCCTGCAAGTTCTGGTCGCGAAACCATTCGTTCCAGATGAGGTTATACGCGCGATGCCAGAACGAACAATGCTCCAGGCCCGGGACCTTTGTAGGTATCCCGAAATAATCGTGCAACGACTCATTGCCGTACCCAGTGACCGCCGTCGAAGTCATCGTCGGCACGAGGTAATCAGTCGAATCGTCGGGGTTAGTCTGCGCACCGTTGAAACGTTCCCAGTTCTCCCAAATGAGTCGGATCGGAACCGCGAAAAAAAACGAGTCCAGTTTCATGTTGTCCATGACCGGATGAATGGGCGTCGCCAGCCGCGCAAACGCCAGCATGTTCAAGCTGAACGTATCGCCAGGCAGCGCCTCGTCAACGAAAACAGGGACCAGGTACCCAGCATCGAAGGTCGTCTTGTACCCGTGCGACCGGTCGAACGAACTACGCGGGATTTCAACCGCCGGAACCTGACTAAATTGGTGAGTCATTACCGATTTCATGCCTTATCCCCTTTGACCACCTGATCGGCGGACATGACGAACTTGCACTCGGGCTCAAGCCTGCCGTCCTGGTCGTCCCAGACGCCGAGCTTGTACAGGTGATAATCCGCCGGATACCGGCTGAACTGCGACTGCGGGTTGCGCGTCTCTTCCACGAACGCACGCGTCGCGACTACATCATGCGGAACGAAGAACGGTGTGCCGTAGGCTTCCGCCTTGACATCAAGAACAGCGAACATATGCATTTTCACGGTTTATATCTCCCGTTTGAGTTGAGCTAACTTTTTCCTCTTCACAGCTTCCCGGACCCTAAGCCGGTCCGGGGTTTGGTCTGCCGCACGGCCATTCGCAGCGGCACGGCGGCGGCCCTTTATAGCCAGATGCCCTTCGAGGTCCTCACGCTCGTGTATGGCATCGAAGAATTGCGGCACCTTCATTTGCTTGCCGTTGATGACGATGAAATCGTCCGGGAACACGTCTGATTTGAATTTCTCATACCAGTCGGCGGCGAGGCCTGGGCGGCGGCTCATCGTCGTGTATTCCGGGGCAATCTCGCTGATAACACCGGTTATCGGATTCAGGCTCAAATAGTGATCGGCTGCGCGGTCTCCAGTGACCTTCTTCATCACGTAGCGCGCAACATAGGCTGCACTCTCGAACGTGACATCGCCGACGGTGCAGAAACCTTTGCCCCATATCTTTTCGAGCCTCTCCGAATAGTAGAGTCGAACACCATTGCGCTCCGAATAAAGCACCTGGTCCTCAAACTGGTGACCGAATAAACAGGCGTGGTAATGCGGCCGAGAATTCTCGTCGCCGTACTCGCCACAGTGATAGAACCGGATCCGCTTCCCCCCATAAGCCTTCCGGAGACGCTTCATAAACTTTTGCCAGTGTTCGACATTGAGTGACCCATCCGTGGGTAAATGCTCATCGTCATAGGTCAAGGTTATGAAGCAGTTTTGCTGGTGCTGACTGGCTTCCAGAACGCACCGAATCGCCCAGGCTTTAGAACGGTCCACGCGGCACCCTATACATTGTCCACATGCGATCTCCACAGGCAGGTCTGTAAACGCTTCCCGATGGTTGAACACGATGCCGCGCTTTCCGCTCTCGTTGGTGGTCCTGGCTCGCCACCCTTTGAGCGGCGAGTAGCAGGGCACTACAGGCGAATGCCCCCACGCATGATGGGGGAAATGATGTTGCGCCGATGGGTGCGGCTGGCCGTGCGGCTAAAGCCGCGCTTGCTGGTCGCTTTACTAAGCTTGTGACGTTTCATGGCTTTTACTCCTGGTTGGTGTCACTACCACAGTACACATCAA